TCCACCAGGGTAATCCCTAATGCCCGTAGCTAACGTTATGGATACCTCTTCAATGGTCCATTGATTCAACCCACGGTTGGCCCAATCCGCAAACAGTAAGTTAAGAGAACGTTTGGCGCTTCTTAAATCGTAACCAGTTCGAACTTCTAAACCGCAACGTTCAAACGCTTCTTCGACGTACTCAGCAACGTCTAATTCAAAATCTTTGCTTCCACTTGTAGCCATTATTTTTTCTTCCTGCGACGGCGCGGTTTGCGAACAGGTTTTTCAGGAGAATAAAGGTTATCAAAAACCTTGTTAACGTCCAACGTGTAATCTAACTCGCTTTTTGAGTAATGAATGTGCTGAGAAGGTTTAAAATCAGGAGCGCCTTCTCCAGTAGAAAACCACGCAGGATGTGTTACTCGCACCCTGTTGTTCGGCAACGCTACGATATTACCCGTCCATTTACCTGCATCTAACAACTCCAGTACATGCGATTGTTTGTGTTGAGCCGGGTCATCGGCTATCTCATTTTCAGCGTAATCAACTGTGAAATAGTACTTTGCCGGGTAAAACTCGCCATCTATTTTAGCAATCCAGGGACAAGGGGTAGCTCGATCTAAAACATAAACCGAGTGGTTATGGGACG